CTTCAACAATACCCGCCGACTCTACTGTAATTTTGAGACCCCGGATATCTCCGGATGGTCTCGCTGTTCTAATATGGTTTGGCATTTTTCTACCTCGGACTTATTGGATTTTCTCCTAATCCCGGACCGTCCGTCCGTCCGGGTATTGGTAAGAAATTTCGATTGATCCTAGTCTTTCAACTCATCAACGCGAGGGAGGAAAGGGTTATCGAACTCGTCGTCTCCGTCTCCGTCTCCGCCGTCATCCTCATCCGTCTCTTGATCCTCACCCGCCTCTTTTTCTTCGCCCTCTTTTTTTTCGCCTTTGCCATCCGTCACCTTGTGTCCGAAAACTTTCGAGACGACCTTGAAATCATCGACTTGACCATCGAGGAATATTGAAAACTCCTCGCCAATCTTGTCCGGATCGGATACCTCAAATTTTTTGAGATTGGATTTAATGAACGTGTCTTGTTTGTCATCGAATCCCCGTTTGTCCTTTTCCACTTTGTAAAGATCGGCGAGTTTTGTAACCGCCGTCTCCTTTTTCAATTTGATGATCTCGTCATCCCGCTCTTTCATTTTCGTTTCTAATTCTGTGACCTTTTCGGCGGATTCCGTTTGAGTCCTTTTTCGGGCGTGATATTCTCCCATGCCCTCCTCTTTAACAACCGCCTTGACGTGTCCCTTTACGACCGGATCATCGGTCAACGCATCCCGGTCGTATAAATCCGACGGCGGGATCGAATTCTCTTTGATGACTGTCCTTATGTCATCAATAGTAATTTTGTCCATATCGTCTCCTTTTTTTGATTGGATAGATTGGTCGCGAAACGCCTGTAATTCCCCGATCAATTTCGCACCGGAGAACGCGGGCGTCTCGTTCGATGAATCGCCTAACGCGATTCCCGTTATCTCTTTCACTCCGACCGCCTTGAACGTGTCGGAGGACTGAGGATCAACCGTAATATCCGCCTCGATACTCGCGACGTCCAACGTTAGATTTTTGAACGCCGGGTAAATATAAACCGCCGCGATCGCGGATAGTTTTCCCTTGATATCTTTCAGCGCCTTCCCGACGACCTCTCCGATCGATGTTCTCCCCTCATGCGAGGAGTCCGCGTTGTGACCGTGAAAAACTTTGGTCCCGCGCTTGAGAACGTCAACGAGAGATCGTATCGCCGATTGAATCCATTTGACAATGACCGATCCGCGCCCGACCTCTTTCGGGAACGCCGTTCCCGGATGACCGATAACGAACGCCTTAAACAATGGATCGGGATCATCATATTTGATCCGGCGGAGTACATCCTCCGGGATCATACCGCTAATTTCATCCGCCGCCATGTTGAGGAATTCCAAATCGATGACCGCGCCTTTTATTTCATATCCATCCGGCGGATGTTTAACGATTTCAAATCTCCGATTAACGGCGAGTTTTAACATTCGATTATTCCTTTCGACCCCATCCCGGTTTCAACGCCTCGGTCATTTTGAGGGATTTGATATTCTTGACCTTTTCCGGATCGATCTCCTCTTTCGGTTTTAACTTGACGTCCCTCGTCGTGAGGATTTTCTTGTTCCGTTCCCCCTCCGTCGGCGGTTCCGGTTTGATGGTCGGTCGATTCGCTTGTCTTGTCGTGATCACGGTTCCTCCTATGTCATCGCCGGGAGATATCGGATAAATTCAATTGATTGACCAACGTACACTAAATCCTTGATCACGTTCCGCCGCTCATTCAACCGATCACGTTCCCGCATTTCGACCGATCGTGTATTTTCATACCGGATCGCCGTGATCTTTTTTTCCGCCAATAACGATTCGTTCAATTCGAGTCGGTCATCACACGCCGCGATCAACGCGTCTAATTCCTTGACCGTCTCCAATTTCTCTTTATACGAGATCGTCGCCTTTGCCTCTTTCCCGGATTGAAGTTTAACGAGGAATTGTTTCATCCCCGTGACGTCCTTTTTCGGACGATAACAATATGGCATATCAACCTCCTTTGTTGATTTCATATATCGTCATCACAATCGATACAAGGTGCGAACCTCGTCGATTGTGTTGTCTTTGCCGCCTCGAACGACCCGTCGTGATCCGCACAATGACGCCGCGCCTCCGCCGCCGTCCATTCCGATTTCGGGTAACGATATGTTTGTTCGGTCATGGTCGATTTACCTTTGAGGCGTCCCATGATCACGTCGTATCGCTTGCCGCCGGATCGCCGGGAGGACCGCCGGAACGAGTCCGGTTGAAAATTCCCCGGCGGTTTCAAACGACAAGAATGTTCGTTAGGAAATGGCATAACGCCTCCTCAAATAAATTGCAATCACTAAACAATAAATGATCGCCAATCCATCGAAATCGTCGTCGTCATCGTCATCCACAAATGGAACACATAAACAATTCGGATGAATCGGAGGCGGTCCACCATACGGAATCCCGATTATTTCACACCCCATTTTATACTCCTCCAAATCCTTTTGTCATTCCCTTTAATTGATCCGACACGCCGCCTTTCCCGATTTGATCGATCTCGATTTTTAAATCCTCATTCTCTTTCTTTGCCGCGTCCAACGCCGTGTTGTCCGACTCCGCCTTTCGTCTCTCCTCCAATTTGGAATCGATTCCCGGAATCTTGTCTCTCACAAATTCCTTTGATATTATTCCGAATTGTGACGCGGGAATCAAGACTTTTTCTAAATGATCCCATTGTTCTTGAGTATAGACGGGTAATTCAACGCCGATCTTTCGCGGATCAAGTTTGTTCGATTCTCCTTTTTGGTCATATACGGTCGCGTTGTATTTATACATCCCCTTTTTGATCATCTCGTAAAATCCGCCTTGCCATGCCGCCCGTTCTTTGGTTGTTCCGGCGATCATCAATTCCCGTGTGTTCTCACCCGTCGCCCGGTTCTTTAAAAGATCGAGGAGTCCGAGGAAATGGATCGGAACGCCCGTCGTCCCGGAGATAACCTTGATCAAGGTTACGATCTCATTGATCAAATTCTCAACGCCCGATACATCCGGCGAGACGAACATAAACTCCGCCGTTGACGCCAACATTTTCTTGATCCGGAAATTCGGATTCTTCGCGATCTCCGCCATTATCGAATCCGCCTCCTCTTTCGACGTACACTTGAAATATGGCGTGGGCGCGGAGAATAGGCGATTGATTTCCCGGAGGTCTCTGAGTGCCTTGTCGAGATATTCGATCTGCGTCAAACATTTCATGACCTTCGGTTGTGTCCTGTTCGGTTCGTCGATCCTCCCTCCGAATTTGATATAAACGAAATCGGGAGGTTTGAGTATCGCCGCTTTCCATTTGTACGGACCGGATATCCTCCCTCGATATGAAACCGACTCGTATTTCGTATAATCATCTTGATCCGTCTTAACCTTGTATTTCCTTTTCGCCCATGATATGAACCGGACCGACGCCATTTTCTCGTTCTCGTCGATCTCCTTGTCCACTTTCTCCAATATCACTCGTCCGAGGAATTTCCCCTCGATCTCTGCCTCCGTCGCGAATTGGATCGCCGTAACCTCATCAAGCCCATTGTGTTCGAGAAATTGTTCCGCCCATTTGATCTCGCGTTCCGCCGACGCCTCCCCGGTCGTCCTGTCAATGATGTTGATCCCTTGACCGACGATAAACGCCGCCCGGAGGTCGATGATATTCCCGGTTTGAATAACTCCCCAATCCGCCGTCGCGTTATATTTATCCACGATCTCCGGGATCGCCGATTCATACGAATTGTATTCATTCCCGCGATACCGCCCATCCTCCCGCGCCCTTGCCGTGAGGAGATCATCTATCAACAACATTTGGGATTTCATGTCTCGCCGGGTTTGAACGATCTCCGTCTCTAGGGATTGAATCTTTCGTTTATTGAAAGGATCGAATTCTATCGCCATTGTATCCTCCGTTAATAGGCGTCTTGTTCGGACCATAAGAGCGCGCCTTGTTTCCCTTTCTTTTCATAGAACGCCAAAAGGAACGCGTCCGCAAAATCGGGAGATCGGAATCCTCGTTTCTTGTAATCCTTTTTCGACTCGATCCCTCGTCTCCCTTTCTTGTCGGTCCCTTTCGATTTCCGGTTTACCAATTCCGCCTTGAGGCGTTCATCCTTTGGGCATGAGATATCTTGAATCGTCCCTCCGACCGTGAACCACATTTCGGAAATCGTGTCCTGATATTTGTCCTCATCATTTGCCGTCGCGTTAAAGACAATCTTTTGGACCTCGTACTCCCGGCGGATCATCTCGTCGGATAGCCCGCCCCCAACGCCCGTGTCGTCAACCTTGATCAAGCAATCGTTCGTCGGTTTCCCGGATCGAGGGACGCCCGCGCGGATCATCATTTCCTCCATACGATCCGCGAGGAACGCGGCGATCGGCGAGGTCGCGACGTCCGGCAATTGAGCGGACGTGATGACCATGTGATCGACAACCTTCAATCCTTTCCGGAGATAATAAACCGTATCGTCATCCCCGCCGCGCGCAACGTCCGCGCCTAACTCCCATCGACCCACCGTGTCAAATTCCTTGTTCTGTGCGTTCCCGTTCATCTTCTCGACTTGAGAGACCTTGATCATCGTGTCAACGCCCTGATCGGTCAATTCTCCGAGAACCTTTGATATGTAAAGGACCGACTCCTCCGTCCAATCCTCGCGACACTCCTCGATCCACGTCTTGTCCGCGATTTGAATCTCAAGATTCGAGGCGTCTATCTTCGATATCTTCGCCGTCTCGAAATCGTCGTCGTCTATGTACTCGAATTTCTCCCCGGTCAAATCCGGGCAATCGAACGCGGATATATGAATCCGTTTCCATTTATTCTCTTTATGGAATATCTCGTAAAACGGTTCGCCGATCTCGACGCCATCGGTTGTTGAGATCGCGAGGAACCGACAATGTCCTCCGGTCATGAGTCCTTTGACCGAATCCCATAACCACGCCGGGATTCCTTTTGCCTCATCGAAGATAAAAAGGAGGTTCGGAGAGTGCCATCCCTCCGCCCTCGCCGGGACGTCGGTCGAGAACCCGACCGCATATGAGTCGGGATCGTCGGTCCGGATTTTCGTCATGAAACAATCGCCGATTAATCCGATCCGGGAGGACGTATATATCTTGTTGATCTCCGCCCATAATAACATTTCGACTTGAGAATGAGTCGGCGCGGTCGTGATGACTTTTGCATTGAAATGACAATTGAGGAACCAAACGACTAACTCCGCCGCCGTGTATGTCTTTGAGGAACCATGACACGCCCGGACCGCCGTAAACTTATGATCCCGGACCGCCCGGAGGATATCACGTTGTTTGGACCATGTATAATGACCTAACGCATGATGAACAAAGAGAACCGGATCGGCGGCGTACGCATCGAACACGTCTGCCATCGCCTCAAGATTTTCTCTTGTTTCCTTTTCCTCTAATTGCATTGATCGCCTTTCGTAATTTATTCATGTTGACGTCATGTGTATGGGTAAACGCGCCTTTGACATTCACGTTATCCGTGAACAATCCATGATATCGACCGCCCAATTCAAACGCCTTTAATTTACTGAGGAGTCTATACTCGATCCCTTTCTCTTTATCGTATTTGATCGTCTCGACGACACTCCCTTGTTCCCTTGTTAATTCACTTGGCTTTTTCCATTCGATCAAGCCCGTCTCCGCGTTTCCGTCCTTTATGTAATCCAAGATGTTTGAATTCCCGACCCTCTTTAATCCCGCGAGAATATCCTCGACCTCTAGTCCTTTCTTTTCTAATAGCACCTTTAACATTTCCGCTAATCTCTTTTGAATCTCAACATTTTTCAACAACCTTTGTCCTTGAGAATAAGCCGTCTTTTTGGAATATCCCGCCGCCTTTGCCGCCCGTGTCGCGTTGAAATCGACGATGTATTCAAGACAAAATATCTCCTTTCGATTTGCCTTTGATATCGCGTCTTGCTTTAAGGTCATGGTTTCTCGACTTTCCGGATGATCTTAACGAGACCTTGATCTCTCAATTTCTCCGCCGCCTTTAAAGTAAATATCGATCGATCTCCCTTTTTGTACGCACATGATGATTTCCTGAATTCTATTAGAACCCATGCGCTCATAAATTTTCAATCACTTTTAATATTTTCGCTGTCCCGCGCCTCTCATATCGTTTCGCGGTATTCAACGGGATAACTTTCTTTTGTCCTTTCTTATGGGAACATTGACGTCTCACAAAAATGACTAACGCCAATTGTCCGGACCATTGGATACATTTATTCATATCGATTTCAACGCCTTTTGGATGAGGCGATTAATTTGAAAGAATCCGTTATCGACCTTTTTATCTAATTCCTTGATCGTTCTTTGGTCCGATTCCAATGTTTTTACAATATACTCGATCGAGGTTTCGTGTTTTATAATCGTTCCCTCATGCTCGATACATTTGGTCCCGTATCCCGGATTCGGGATGAATCTCTTTTTCCCGTTCTCGTCTTTTGGTCCGCCATTCCGGAACATTCTAACAAGGAGGATCATCAAAATGAGAATGATCGCTTGAATCAAATACATGATCAATGTTCCGACGTCGATATTGATTCCCGTTCCGTTCATCTCAACCTCTCTATTTCCAATTTGAGATCGAAA